GCTGCAGCTTGTCGCGCAGCTTCAGGAGCAGCGCGCTGCGGCCCCTCGGCGCAATGTCCGCCACGATACCGTTGAAGATCATCCTGAAGTCCGCGCGCGGCCAGCGGATGTCGCCGATGTACGCGCGGATCTCGCGGTTCTTCCATACGTAGCCTGCGCCGGCCCAGGCATCGCGCACGCCCGCCGTGTTGTCGATCTCCAGGTCGCCAGCTGAGAGCGCGCCGTCACCTTCGAGCGACAGGCGCTCGGTGAACAGCGTGCCCACGGTGGCGATCGGGAGGTATTGCGTGTTGGCCGGACTGTCGGCCGGCGACGTGGTGTACGACTTGGTCCCCATATAAATCATGGTTTCCACGCCGTCCACACGCGCCGCCGCCTCGATCAGGACGCAACGATACGCAGCCGGGCTTTGCAGCCAGGCCAGAAACTGAGCATCAATCATTCAGGAAGAACCCTCACTTCAGTTGTGGCGGCGGCTTTCACCGCACCCGAGATCTTGTCCGACGAGGACGCTGCGGAGCCCTGCACAGCCCGGATGAGGTCCCCCGTCTGCTGACGCTGTTCCGCCCGAAGCATCGCGTTTTCCGAAGACAGCGACTTGACTGCCGACACCAATGCTTCAGTGTTGGCAGTGCCGTAGGAACTGTATGGAATCGGCGTGTTCACCGGCGGCGCCACCGCGGTCAGCGGGGCAGTGTTTTTGCCCATGGCCGAGTTGAGCTGCAGGACCGCTTCACGCACCGACAGTACCGACGTGTTCACCTCAATCAGCCCGGAGACCGAGGCCTTGAGAGAATCGAGTTGCGCCTGGCCCACGTCAACTTGCGCTGCTGCCCACTTGGCTGCCTCCTCCGTCGCGGCTTGAGCGTATTGGAAGTCTTGGGTATAACCAATGCTGCTGGCGTACACGGTGCGCGATGCCTCCAAGAACGCGGTGTACGCATCCTGGTACCGTCCTTGTGCCTCGTCATCGCCACTCCGTGCCGCCGCCAGCACTGCCTCATATTGGGATTTCGCCTCTGCATATTTTTGCATAGGCGAGAGTGGAGACAGGCTACCCAGCAGCGCGCTGTCGCGTAGATTACGCAGGGTGGTTGCGAACGAACCCATGCGGGTGATCGTAGCCTGCAGCGCCTCCGACTCGGCGTTGTACGCCTCCGTCAGCGCGGCCCGGTACGACGTCAAATCCGCGCCCGCGCTGCCTCCAGCCTCGGTTACCTGAGCGAAGGCACCGGCCACTCCAAGGAGAACCGACAGGGCTTCAGTACCAGCGGTCCCGAGCCTCATCTGCGCTTCAACCATATTGCGGAATCCAGCCATGCTGGTTGGCATCTGCAAGTTTACCGAGGCGAGAGCAGTCGCGATTTGCCGACTCGCCGCAGCGTTTTTCTCGGCTTCAGAATAGAAGGCGTCGTAATACGCACTGGCGTTTGAGAACAGCTTATCGATGCCGCCAGAAGCTGCCATGAGAGCAGTAACAGCGGTGTCGCTCAGGCTAGCAAAACCAACCAGTTGCGCGCGCATCGCCGCGAGGGCAGACTGCGTGGCATTAATTTGGTCCACCACCCGCGCTAGGTCTTCAATGGAAGCATCCGAAGAAATACCGTTGAGCATGGTTTTGGCCCATTCAGGCAGGCCAATACTGTCCAGCGCAGTGCGAACCGAACGGCTCAGCAATCCCAAGTACTGCTCTTGCCCTTTCTCACCGTCAGCAAACTCACGCGGCGCCCATTTCGACTGCCGAGTGTCGTTCCAGTCGACGACGTCTTGGCCCATCTTTTGAATGACCAGCGCGCCCCATGCGCCGTCCTTGCTGCTGTCGTCAGCAAACGCCGTAGCTGCGGAATAGCCGGCCGTTTTACCGAAGGCCAGTGCAGTGCTGTCGAGGATGCTTACGATCCCCGCAGCCAGTTGCCCAGTCATGGCATTGGCTTCGTTCGACACTTTCGTGTTTTGGAAACCTAGAGACTCAGCGCGAATCGTATTAACGCCTGCTGAAGATGCACTCGACGCACCACCAGTGTGATAAGTGCCCGACTTATCGAAAGCCTTGACGAGCGCTACAACACCGCCAATACCAAGGGCAATCGGGCCAAGCGCGCCAGCGATTGTGCCAAATCCAGCAGCAATGCTTGTCCCTGTTCCCGCGCCGATAGCTGCAAGGCCGCCAGATACCGCGCTGCCAATGCCAGCAAGGCCATTCGACACGAGAGCGCCAAACCCAGCCTGCATCCCGAGACCAGCTGCACCAAGTACACCAACCCCGGAAGTCAGCGACCCGAGTGTACCCAGAGCGCCAGCCGCGCCGCCAATGCCACCGCCACCGCCCGTAGCTGCATTTGCCGCGCCGGAAATTCCCAACGCACCAGTTACGGCCCCTGCTACCGGATTGACTATGGCAGAGATAACCGGCCGTAGAACCAGCGTGTTGAACATATTCCTGATCGTATCGATCAGGTTTCGAGCGAAACCCTTCCCAGACTCGAAGCCGCGCATGAGCGCGTCGGTGAGCGTTTGCTCAAGCGAGGCCATGCTCCTCTTCCAGTCGTCCGTGGCGCTCTTCGCTGCCTCCAACACCTCCCTGTTCCGCGCTAGCTTTGCGAGCTGCTGCATTTTCTCGATCTGCTGGTCAAGAGCGATCAGCTCTGCATAGGTGGCGGGTCCGAGAGCAAGTTTCGCTTCCAGCTTCGCCTTTTCCATATCGATTGCCGCAGAGGCAGTGAGGCCGTAGGTATCAATCTCGCGTTCCATCTGCCTGATTCGCTCGTCGATCGCCGCAGTTCCAGAGCGCAGGCTGGCATAGTGCTCAGAGTCGTTCTTGGCCTCCACCTCAGCCCACCTCGCGGCACGCTGCTGGGCGTCGATGGACTCCTCCTGCGCGGCGACCCTGTCGATTAGAGCGCGCGCCTCGGCGACGTGTCCGGCACTCAGTTTGTTCTTGCCAGTGCCGATTGCGGCATCCAGCTTGATCGTCATCTTTTGGGATTCCGACAGCTTTTCGTAGCCGTTAAGCTCAAGCTCGTTTGCGGAAATTTTTTCCTGGATCGAAGTGATCAAACTCTGATATGCAGTCTGCTCTTGCTTAATCTGCAAGGCTGCGCCTTTATCGGCATACTTAGCCTTTACCCACTTCTCCATCTCAGGAGTGACGCGACCGTATTCTTGCCGCAGTTTTTCGAGTTCGTACGCTTCCTTCTGAGCTGCCGTGCCGTTCTGGCCGAGCCATTCGGCATACCGCTTCCCAAAGGCTATTTCCTTCCCCCGAGCCAACTCATCTTCACGAATTGAGACTTTTTGCAGCGCAACCTCGTAATCATTCAGTAGGTCGATCTCATCAAGGCCAAGCAACGTTTTCTCACGGCCAGCGGGCGCGGCTGCTTGCAGCGCGCGGTTGGCGTCAAGTGCGGCTTTTGCACGAGCCAGTCCAGCTGAATCTGCATCGTTCAGATTTTCAAGATTCTTGACGCGTGGCTCGGTTTCAGCGAGCTTGTTCCGCTCACGGAGTTTCTCGATTTGTTTGTCAAGGCGTTCGATCATCTCCTTTGTGGTCTCTTCGGTTGACTTGGCGACTTGATCGTTCGCCTCCTCAGCCTTATTGCCCCACGTCATCCAGGCCATGGCACCGACGGTCAGTAGGGTGATTACGGCGCCAATTGGGCCGCCGAGCAGAGCCAAGCCGCCGCGCATAACGTTACCTGCCAATGATGCAGCCCCCATCGCAGCACTAAGGCCCGCGGTTGCCAAACGCAGACGAAGGGTCGCTGCTGCGGCACCACCGGTGGCGATAACCTCGGCTTCGCGAGCCGCTGCAATCCGTGCCGCACCTGCAGCAGCAGCCGTTGCCGCCGCGTTTTCGTTTGCGACGCGAACTGCCGCCAGCTCGGCCGACGATGCTGCCATGCCCTTTTGGATGGCGTCGAGCTGCGTCGCCAGGCGCGCCATTTCAGCAACGCGGGCCGCGCGGCCGATCCCATTGATCTGAGCCGCGAGCCGCGTCTTCTCAAGAGCGATTTCCGAGCGAACAATGGCGGCCGTCTCGCTGAACTGAGTCAGGCGGGCCGCGACGGCCGCCTCAGCAGCAACAGCGGACGAGACCATGCGCTCTTTATCCGCAGCAACCTCGACACGTGCTGCGGCTACGCTCTCGCGGGCGCGCGATTGCGCGATCAGCGCAGACTGCCGCTCAGCTTCGGCGCGCCGCAATTCAACTGCCGCGGACTCCACGGCTGACGCCGTAAGCGCCTTGTTCGCGATGATGCGTGCGTGTGTAGCGGCAACCCACTCTGCCGCCCAAGTGGCGCCCTTAATTATGGTCAGGCCGGTCATGATTGTCAGAAGCCCGGACAGGTTATCAGCGAGAAGTTCAATACCCTGCGTCATAGCGGCAACCGAGCCGTTATCCTTAGCGCGCACGGCGGTGACCTCCATCACCCGATCTTTCAACACTTGGAATGCGCCGCTGATCGTTTGGACTTCCTTCGCTTCCTCGCGCAGCTTTTGCAGCGATCGCGGCAGCGCCTCCGACAGAACATCGGAGGTAAGCTTTCCCTCCTCCGCCATTTTCTTCAGGGCGCCGACTGGGACGCCGATGCCCTCCGCTAGCGCGAGCATCACTCGCGGGCCGGCCTCGTTGACCGCATTGAATTCTTCGCCGCGCAGCACGCCGGATGCGAACGCCTGGGACAGCTGGAGCATGGCCGAAGACGCTTCCTGCGCCGTAGCGCCACTAACCTTCAGGCCCAAGCCGACCACCTCAGTGATTTCCGCGACTTGCTTCTGCGTATTGCCCAGCTCTCGTGTTCCGTTCGCGATCTTCGCGTAAAGAACCCCCATATCCGCGATGCTGGTCTGCGCCGCTGTGGAAATAGCCTTGACGCTAGCCAGCGCCTGGTTGTACTCACGGGTCGACAGGGTCGCAAGGCGCAACTGCGCCGTAAATTTGGTGTATTGGTCGGTCATCTGGATGACCTGCGCCATACCCATCCCCACGCCAATCCCTGCCAGGGCGGACTTCGCGGCGTCTGCCGCGCGCGCCATGCCGTTGGTGGCCGACGTGACCGTTTGGCGCGCTGCGTCCATATCGCGCTGCAGGCGCGCGATGTCGGCGCGAAGCCTGATTTCCATTTCACTGATGACCATGCTTTGCCTTACTCAAGTGGCCGCCAAAGCGCGCCAGAAAGAAAGGCCAGCGCGAAAGGCTGGCCCTATTGCGCATCCCTCGCAGCGGAAAGCGCTATTCGATCAAACAAGTGTAGGACATCCAACTCCCACTCCGTGAACCGCACCCTGTACAGCGCTTGATACGCCTGAATGCCACCGAGAGTGATTGGCCCGAGTCCCTCCATCACCGGCTGCCGGTCAAGTCGCTTGAATGCCTCCCACAACGGGAGGCCCAACTTCGGCCACTGGATGCTCAGGCGCGGATCGATCTCGCCTGTGTTCTTTGCCACACGCTGCAGGTGTGCCCGCAGCGTGGCTCCATCGCCCTGCCGCGCGAGCAGTTCATACTCTGCACGGCAGCACTCCGCTAGGCTTTCGCGGAGTCCTTGATAAAAAGCTCGGTCTTACGGATGCCGACCAGCACTTGGGCGCGCAGCCACTGCTTTTTCGGGTCGGTGTACAGCGCGCGCGCGGCCGCTGGCGAAAACTCCAGCGGTGCACCACCGCGGGTCAGATTCCAGCCCAGGGTCGACGCGACCAGGTAGTCGGTTTCGTCCTCGATGTCGTCGAGTGGATCGGTGGCCGACAGCTTGCCGTTGTTCGAGAACTCCGCGCGCAGGCGGCGGGTACGGGCCAGGTCGATACGCTTGCGCGATTCGTGCTCGGGGCTGGCCAGCTCAATCACGGAGCTGGTCGGGGAGCCGGTGCGGGGGTCGGTCAGGGTAAGGTTGCCGACCGGGATATCTTCGTAGGCGTCGATGTCCAGGGTGTCGACCAGTTTATGCAGCAGGTTGCTTGGTTGTGCGTTATTCATGGGCTTCTCTTTCGCGAGTGGTAAAAAGTGTGCCCGTGCCGACCGCCGCTCCCGCGAAAGGAGACGGCGGCCCGCCGGTGCCTGGTTGCCGCGCGAGGCGGCGAAAGGTTTAAGCGGCGCTGTCCTGCACGCCGAAGGTGGTCAGTTCCGTTGCCTTGCCAACGCCGCCGTTGATATCGAGCAGCACCTGAAACGGAATGGTCTGGATCAAGATCTTTTCTCCGTCATCCTTCGTGGCGCCGTTGAGCTTCAGACGACCCAGACTGAAAGCGATGAAGTCCGATGCCGCGGAATTGTCCGCGGTGAACGCCATGTAGGCGCTCAGCTCGGTCTCGTTGTAGAACGCATCGCGAAGCGCGGTCGAATCGAACTTCGCAGTGATTTGGCCAGTCACGATGACGCGTCCAGTCGATGCCTGGTCGGTGGTATTCGAGCCGATGCCCGGCTCACTCGACTGCGCAGCGGAGATCTCGATGCTCGCACTGGTGATCGTGCCACCGGTCGCGGCGCCAACCTTGACCACGCCGTTTACCGCGGCCATGGTGCCGGTGACGGTTACCGGGGTTGGATTGGTGAAGTACTGGGCGACGCCCGGTGTCATATCCTTTCCGACGAACTCGACCGCGACGGTCGCCATACCGGTGGCGGGCAGGGTGAAGCTGATCTTCGAAACTTTGCAGCCGGTGAAGACCTCGCTGGCGGGGACATCAGGGTGCCAGTGCTCGATGGAAAACGACTTGTCGGTGTGGCCCGACTGCGGCGTGAACGCCTTTTTGCCGATCACCGCCAGCGTCGCAGCCGTAATTGGGCCTTGAGTCACCATCGCGGAGCCATTCAGGACGATGCCGGTCAGCACCGTTGCGTTCAGGTCGGTAACCTGGATGTTCTTGCTCATGTTCGCGGCGTTGAAGGCGCCGGCGGTGATGCGCACCACGTCGCCAATCTTCACACCATCAGCCAGCCACGAACCCGCTGCGCGCGTGATGGTCCAGGCGCCGGCGGCGCCACCAATAGTGAACGAGGCGCCAGTCACGCTTACCCCGGCGGTGAAGTCGCGCTTCAGGGCTGCAGCCACGAAGTCGCTGTAGGTCTTAGCCGAGAGCTCGCCACTGATCGAGCCCGCAACCTTGCGCAGGCCGTGGCGGAAGTCGGCCACCTGGAAGTCTGGACGCATCTCGCCGGACTGGTAGGTATCTTTCGTCATATCGAGTGACGAAGTGGTACGGCGCATAGCCTGCGCCGCCGCGGCGGCCGGCATGACGCCGTACTGCACTTCCTGCTTGTAGGTGACCTGCTTAAAAACTCCGCTTGCGATTCCCATAGTTCTCCTTTGGGCGTAAAAAAAGCCCGCAAGCGGAAAGCATTGCGGGCGGGTTTGGTTGGATGTTGCTAATTCTGCTCGTAGTGCGTGACCTTGAAGTCGATGCTTTGGAAATAGTTCCCGGCATCGTCTTGCAGGTCAGGCCCGACCGTGTCGCGCTCAATGCTAACCACGTCGACGCCGGCGATTAAGCCCCGCTGAAAGTTGCAGGCCTGGCGCACCAAATCACGGAGAGGCTTCACTTCAGGATAGGCCTTAGCCATTACCATCACCTGGACCCGCGTGACGACAACCGACCGATCCGCCTGCCCGTCAATGGCGCCGACCGGGACCGAAACAATCTCCTTGATGCTTACTGCCGGCATTGGCGTACCAATCGGCACGTCGCCCGCCATGATTTGATCTTCTGGCACGCGCGCGACGACCGTAGCGGCTCCGACAAGCAAGGCTCGAATCGACTTGACACTCATTAGCCCTCCGGTGCGCGAGTATTCAGATTTTGCTTCGTCATTCGCTCGCGAATCTTGGCGACTACAGCGGCAATTACCGATGTGGGAGCCTTGTCTGCCGTGGGGCGCATGAAAGGTTGCGCCTTAGTCCCAGGGTGATCGACCTCCCGCGCCGCTTTCCCACCAAAGGACAACGCCTTCTTCTCCTTGGGCGTAATCTTGTGCGGCTTGGTGTCGAATTCCACAAGATGAGCATGCGGCGCCTTCCGGCCGCCGACCTTGAGCGATGCGAACACCGTTCCTTTCCTAACCGTTGTCGTCACTCTTAGGCTTCTCCGCAGATCCCCCTCGTCAACAGGAATAAGCGGCGTGGCCACCGCCTTGTATTCATTTGCGCCGGCGCGCAGTGCTGCCCGAAGGATGTTCCTCTCGACCTTTAGTGGCAATTGTTGCAAGAAGTCGGCACACTCACGCCCGCCGACAATAGTTTCATCAGCCATTCGAATATCCCTCCAGCATGCATTCGACATGCATGCGATCGTCCATCAATGCGGGGCCTGCCACGATTTGCATCACACGCCCTCCGAAGCGGCCGTGCAGGGTCACGCGCATGTCGGGCGTGACGACGTGGAACTTGCGAATGCGCAGTCTGGCGGGTTGCGTTGCCGCCGCCAGCCCGTTCTCAGTTTTCTCGCCCCGGCTCGGCAACACATCTTGGACATTTGCCCAGATGTGGTCGGCCACCACTTCCCAGCTGTCCATTTCGGTGCCATATTCCGGGTTACGCGCTCTTGTCTTGCGCTCGATAGTTACTCTCTCATCAAGCCTGATCATTGCCGCCATCAGTACACTACCTCCCCATCCAGCAGGCGCACCGCGCTGGCGGCCATCGACGCGGAAAGCTGCCCGAACTGCTCGGCCACTCGTCGCAGGATGAAGCCCTTGACCGAATCCGGCACGCTGGTGTGGTCTGGACCGTAGCCGGCGACGTACTCCACCTCAACAGCATTGATGCGCGCTGCAGTCGCTGGCCATGCCTTGCCCGGCGCTGGCACGATATAGCCGGGCTCGCTCTCGGCGTCTACCTGGTAGTCCAGCGGATGCAGCTCCTGTTGCTGGCCGGTCTGGTCGATGAACTTCACGTGCGCCACCGAGATCAGCCGCGGGCGTGGCAGCTTGATGGGACCATCGAAGCGGTCAAGTGTGAGGCGCAAGGTTTGCTCGATGAAAGCACGCTGCGTTTCGAACTCCGCCTCTGCCGTCGCAGTCTTGAC